ATCATGAAGATGTTCGGCGGGATGCGGGCGGTTGCTGACGTGTTCGGCACGGCGCAGGGCAACCCGATCAACTATCCGACTTCCGACGGCACCGCAGAGACCGGCGAAGTCATCGCGCAGAACACCACCGCAAACGGTGCCGACCCTGTGTTCGGGGCCGTGACCCTGCAGGCCTGGAAGTTCTCCAGCAAGATTGTGGCAGTTCCCTTCGAGCTGCTGCAGGACGCCTCCGTCGATGTCGAGGGCTTCGTCAATCGCCGCTGCGCAACCCGCCTGGGTCGTATCCAGAATACGAAGTTCACGGTCGGAGCGGGCTCCGGCTCCGGTGAGCCGCAGGGCGTCGTCGGCGTCGCCGGCGCGGGCAAGACCGGAATCACCGGCCAGACGCTCACCGTCATCTATGATGACTTCGTCGATCTGGAAGGCGCGGTGGACCCGGCATACCGGGCGCTCGGCAACTGCCGCTGGATGATGGCCGACAGCTCCTACAAGGTCGCAAAGAAGCTGAAGGACAGCAACCTCCGTCCGATCTTCGTTCCCTCCTACGATGCGGGCATTTCGCGCTCCGCGCCGGCGGAGATCCTCGGCTACCCGATCCAGATCAATCAGGACATGGCCGCGATGGCCGCGAATGCGAAGTCGATCCTTTTCGGCGACTTCTCGTTCTACAAGATCCGCGACGTCATGGAGGCGGTGATGTTCCGCTTCACGGATTCCGCCTATACGAAGCTCGGTCAGGTCGGCTTCCTGATGTGGGCGCGGGCGGACGGCAACCTGGTCGACACGACCGCTGTGAAGTACTACCAGAATTCCGCGACCTGAGCGGGCGCCGAGTCTGAAGCTACTGAGCGGGGCGGTTTGATGCCGCCCCGCCCGGTGATGTTAATTTTTCCGACCACAAATTGAGGTTCACTGCCATGGCAGACGCAAAGACCAAGAAAGTGCGCGTGCTCACCGAGACGCGGCACAAGGGCGACGTGCTCAAGCACAACCAGGTCGTCGAAATGACCGACGATGAGATCAAGGCGCAGGCCGGCGCGGTTGATCCGCATCCGGATGCCGTCGCGCATGCCGAGGGCGTCGCTGCGGAAATCGCCGCGGCCGCGGCGAAGAAGGGCTGAAGGCTTTCACGTGTCGGGAAGCATTCTCGTCACAGGCCCCGCGGCCGAGCCCGTAACGCTCGAGGAGGCTCGCTCGCAATGTCGGCTCACCGACACCAGCGAGGACGGCCTCCTTGCCGGCTACGTGCTCGCCGCCCGCCAGCTCGTCGAGGGGCGAATCGGGCGCGCGCTGCTGACGCAGACGTGGCTTGAAACCTTCGACGAGGACTGGCCGCGGGCCGACGGGCATCGCCGCGTACGCTATCTGCGTCGCAGCCTGTCGCACCGGCGCATCATGCTCTCGATCACGCCGGTGCAGAGCATCGCCTCGATCCAGTACGTCGATACGACCGGCGCCACGCAGACGCTGGACCCTTCGCAGTACCGCCTCGGCATGCACCACCTGGTCAGCGTCCTCGAGGAGGCATATGGGGTGTGCTGGCCCGCTGTGCGCTGCCAGACCGATGCAATCGCCGTGCAGTACGTGGCCGGTTACACGCAGCCGGGCCTGATCCCCGAGACCGTCCGGCAGGCGATCCTGCTGCTGACGTCTCACTTTTTCGACAACCGCGGGGCGACCGTCGTGTCCGCCACGCGGGCAACCGCGATTGAGCTGCCGATCGGCGTCGAGGCGCTGCTCGCCAAACCGAACGTGCCATGGGCGTTTTAAGCCCAGGCGAGCTCGATCGACGCATCGGGCTCTACCACCAGGTGAAGACACCCAACTCCTCGAACGGGGAGCCAATCGTCACCTATTCGACCCCGTACGCGAGGCCCTACGCCAAGCGCGCGGACCTGAAGGGCACGAAGCGCCTGATCGCGCAGCAGACCGTTTCGCAGCAGCAGATCGAGTACACGATCCGCTACATCGAGGGCGTCCTGTCGACCGATCGGGTCGTGAATGAGGACGGGCTCACCCTTGAGATCATGCAGATCGCACAGCTCGGGCGGCGCGAGGGTCTGTGCCTGCTGTGCCGAATGGTGGTGCCGTGACAACGGCCCTTGAGAGCGTGCACGCGGCCCTGGCAGCCGATGCGAACGTGACGGCCGCGCTCGCCGGGCGCATCACGCCGGTTGTGGCGCCGCAGAACCAGGCGACGCCGTACGCGGTGCTCGACACGACGCACACGCGAATTTTCAACCACCTCGCCGGCTTCGCGGGCCTCGATATCTGCGAAGTCGCAGTCGAGGTGTGGGCGCAGTCGTTCACGGACGCGACCGCGAACGCTCTGATCTGCCGCCGAGCCCTCGAGGCGGTCGGCTTTCTGTGCCTCGATCAGCTTCCCGATCGGATCGATGACGAGATCTCGCCTCAAGAATTTGGCGCGGGCTGGCTTTTTCAGGCCCCCCAATAGGCTCTTAATTTTCACTTCGAAGGAGTGCTAAGAAATGACCGGTACACCAATCAAGGGCCAAGGCGCGGTCCTGTCCGTCGGAAGCGCACTCTCCGGGACTGCGATCGCCGTCACGGCCGCGACGAACGCCAGCCCAGCCGTCCTGACCGCGGTTAACACGTTCGCAGCTGGCGACCTGGTCGCAGCGGCCGCGTTCAATGGCATCACGCAGCTGAATGGCCGCGCATTTATCGCGAGCCCGGTCACCGGAACATCGGCAACGCTGAAAGGCGTCGATTCAACCCTGTACGGGGCGTACACAAGCGGGGGCACGCTGCAGAAGTACACGACCACCGACATTGCGAACAACGTCACCATGAAGGGGTTCGACGGCCAAGCGGCGGAAATCGCAACCTCGCACCTTCTCTCGTCCGCCGCGGAGTCGGAGCCTGGCTTGCAGGACTTCGGACAGCTCACGGTCGATGTTCAGCTGATCACGGCGGATGCCGGTCAGCTCTACCTGCAGCAGATGCAGGAGACGCAGGCCGTGGCGCCATTCAAGCTGACACTCTCAAATGGCGCCGTCTGCGCGTTCATGGCTTGGGTGAAAGGATTCTCGATTGACGGAATTACGTCAAACGGGATCGTCACCGGCGAGGTGACGCTGCGCATCACCAACCGGCCGGCGAAATTCGCATGAGCCTGACACGCGATCAGATCCTTGCGATCGAGGACCGAAAGACGGCCGAGGTCAAGACGCCGGAGTGGGGGGATGGCGCCAGCGTGTTCGTTCGCACACTTTCGGGCGCCGAACGCGACGAGTTGGAGAACGCCATCATCAAGGCGCGCGCGGCTGGCATCGGGAATGCACGCGCGCGCTTCTGCGCAGCCTTCGCATGCAGTGAGGAGGGCGCGCCGCTCTTCACGGCCGTCGATGTCGATGCGCTGACGAACAAATCGGGGGCGGCTCTGTCACGCATCCTGGACGCGGGCCTTGCGCTAAATGCGATGCGCGAGAAGGACGTGAAGGAGCTGGAAAAAAACTAATTGCCCAGCCGCGCCGGCGCTTCCAGTTTCTTCTGGCGCGCTCGCTGGGCAAAACGCACGCGGAGCTTCTCTCGCAGATTGACAGCGTGGAGCTCTCGGAGTGGGAGGCGCTCTCGCGCCTCGAAAATACCGGCTCACGAAAACCGCCCCCCGACCCGGAGAAGGCGGACAAGGAGTTCCTCATGATCTTCGGCAGTGCAAGTGGCTGACAACACGGTCACCGTCCAGCTCGTTGGCCGCGACAATGTGGTTGCAGCCATCCAGGAGCTGCGCGAGGAGCTTCCAAAGACCTGGCTGCGCAACTCCATGCGCGCCGGCGCGCAGCTTCTCTACAACGCGCTCCTTCAGTGCGTTCCCCACCCCACGGGAAAACTTGCCCGCAATCTGTCGGTGCGCACGCAGCAAAGCGGGGACTGGCTTCGGGCGCGCGTCACGGTCAACACGATCGGGAAGGCCTCAAATCCTGCGAACGCCTTTTACTGGCGTTTCCTCGAGAAGGGCTGGCACGACCGCGCCGGCAAACCTCACCAGGAGGAATTCATCCAGCCCGCAGTCGATGCCAGCGAGAAGGCGGCGGCGCAGCTAGTGATCGATAGCGTGGGCGCCGCGCTCGACAAGGCCGAGGCGAAAGCCCATTGAGGGCGCAGGGTAATCATGGCTTCTTTGTTTGACATCCTGATCAACATCGCGACGAACACCGCAAGCTTCGAGAGCGGGATGCAGCGCGTTGAGGCGCGTCTGTCGGCGATCGGCGATCTCGCAAAGAGCGCACTGGAATTCACCGGTATCACCGTCGGCCTGAGCGAGCTTCAGGGAGCGTTCGAGGCGGCAGCAAAGAGCGGCGAGCAGCTCACGCAGCTCTCGGCCCGCATGGGTACGAGCATCCAATCTCTCTCCCAGCTGCAGTACGCTGCGCAGGCGACGGATATTCCTTTTCAGGCCATGACGGGCGCGCTCGATGCGATGTCGCGCAACCTGGTGCAGGCCTCGGAGGGGAGCGGAAAGGCGAAGGCCGCCTTTCACGATCTGGGAATTGACACGGCAGCCCTCGCCGCCGTGCCGCTCGATCAGCAGCTAAGCGTGATTGCCGATAAGATCGCCGCCCTTCCAAACCCCACGCAGCAGACCGCCGCCGCGATGCGCATCTTCGGCGAGGCGGGCGCCGATATGCTGCCGATCCTGCAGCAAGGCGCCGCCGGGATCGAGGAGCTGCGCCAGCGGGCCGACGCCCTCGGGGTGACGCTCAGCCCCAATACGGTGGGGGCGCTTGCGGCTGCCAACTCCGCCATAACGGACCTGCACGCAAGCACGCACGCCTTTTGGATGGAGCTCGCCTCGGAGGGGGCACCTGCGCTCAGCAGCTTTACGAACGCGGTCGTGAAGAACATGACCGACCTGCGGCAAATGACCGATGCGAAGTTCGGCATCGGCGACAGCCAGTCTCAGATCCAAGGCCTCGTGGCGCAGGCCCAGGAGCTGTCCGACAGGATAGACAACCTGAATTCGCGCAAAGGGTGGCTGTCGACGCTGTTCGACGCGCCCCTGATCCGCTCGGATACGAGCCTGCTCGCGGACCTGACGAAGCAGATCGCCGACGCCGAGGCGAAATTGGCGAGCGCCACGGTCCAAAAGCCCTACACCCCCGACGAGCTGCAGCCCGTCGACGTGGGCGCAAGCTACATCGATCACAGCATCGACCTGCGCCCGCTGACCGATGTGACCGTGACGGCAACGAAAACGCT